CAGCTTGCAGGCTACGCTAAGGCTGCAGGCAAACGTGCTGGTGGCTGGTGGGTAATCAACAAGGCCAATGGCAGCTTCAAGTATGTGCCTGCTGATGGGCTTGACGTTGACACGGAACTGAACAAGATCGCTGACACTGTGCAGACAGTGCAGGACAATACGTTTGAGCGTTGCTTTGCACCCGAGCCTGAGACATTCAGGGGTAAGGCTACAGGCAACATGGTGCTCAACAAGATGTGTTCGTTCTGTGACTACCGCTTTGCCTGCTGGCCTACGTTACAAGAGTTGCCGCAACAGGTATCACAAGCACGTGATCCGAAGACTGTTGCGTATGTTAAACTGAAAGGAGAAGACGATGCTGGGTGATGATGAAATCAGTGAGATGCAAGAGCACATCGACAAGCTGCAGAAGGAACTTGACGAGAAGAAGAGGACACTCAATGCAAAGAAGTTGGGTGGCCTGTATGCCGCTGTAGAGGCACGTAAGAAAGCAGATGCAGCTATCGTCGAAGAGCTTAAGAAGCTCGGCTATCGCAGTTATCCTTGGCTGTAATGGATAGCAAACAGTTCAAGGCTGCACAGAAGTATGGCTATAGGAGCGGGCTAGAGATCACTGTCAAAGATTACCTAAGCGAAAACAAAGTAGCGTTTCGTTATGAGGCAATCAAGATCGAGTGGGAAGACCTCATGTACCGCACCTATACGCCAGACTTCATCATGCACAACGGCATCATCATCGAAGTCAAAGGTAGGTTCACTGCGGATGACAGACGCAAGCATCTTGAAATCAAGAAGCAGCACCCTACATTGGACATACGCTTTGTGTTTGAAAGCAGCAAGCGCAAGCTAAGTAAAGGAAGCAAGACGACATATGCACAGTGGTGCGAGAAGCACAAGTTCATGTACCATGATCGCATTGTTCCGCTAGATTGGATTAAAGAGAAGGGCACTGACAATCACGCCAAACTTATCCATCTCCCATACGAGAAAATAAAAAGGAGTTAGCATGAGTGAAGAAGAAGATTCGATATTCCACCCCAACGACATTATCATTCGTCTGTCTCCAGAAGTAGGGTCGGATGGACGATGGGAAGGTGGAGTACACGTTGGCCTTCTTGTGCAGGAAGAGACTACGCTGAACAAAGATGATGTTGAGGCACTGTCATGGCTAGCTACTCTTACAGTTGCGGCCTTGCCATTGATGGAAGATAATGATAGGTTCCGCGAACTGCTTCACAAGTATGCAGAAACTATCTACGACAACACAGAGAAACCGCTGATCGAAAAGGTCACGGACAACGTAATCAAAGTAAACTTCAAAGGAGACTGACATGTACGATCCCGTCAACAAACCCGAGCACTACAACATGGGCAGCATCGAATGCATTGACTACATTCGTCAGGTGCTCGGGCTTGAAGGGTACATTGCGTACTGCAGGGGCAATGCCATCAAGTATCAGCATCGCGCTGAGTACAAGGGCAAGTATCTTGAGGATATGCGTAAGCACAACTGGTATAGCCAGAAGGCTATTGAAGCTATTGAGGAGTTAAATGCTAGTAAAAATTCTACTAACACTTGAACTAGACGAAGACGACTATCCTATTCCCGTAGATGGCAATGTCGATGACGAGATTGCAGAAGCACTACGGGAATTTGTATATGATATCGACGGCATGACCATCAGGAACATCAAGATCGTATCGGAGGAAAAATGAACAACTATCTACCTACCGACTATCAGTCCTTCATTCATGCTTCGCGTTATGCCCGTTGGATTGAGGGCGAGAACAGACGTGAAAGCTGGGCTGAAACTGTTAGTCGGTTCACATCAAATGTCGTTGCTAACAAAATCAACGATGATTCTGTCATCAAAGTTATCCAGAATGCCATCCTCAATCTGGATGTGATGCCTTCCATGCGGGCTATGATGACTGCTGGTCCTGCTATGGATCGTGACAACACATGTGCCTACAACTGTAGCTACCTAACCATAGATGATCCGAAGGCTTTCGATGAGGCTATGTTCATCCTTCTGTGCGGCACTGGTGTCGGGTTCAGTGTCGAGCGGCAGTATGTCAACAAGCTTCCTGACATCCCTCAACTGTTCGACAGTGAGACTATCATCGTCGTCAAGGACAGTAAGGAAGGATGGGCTAAGGCTCTGCGTCAAATGATTGCGCTCCTGTACAGTGGTGAGATTCCGAAATGGGATGTTAGCCGTGTTCGTGCTGCTGGTGCCAAGCTGAAAACATTTGGTGGTCGTGCCAGTGGTCCTGCTCCACTTGTCGAACTGTTCAAGTTCATCATCAACAAGTTCAAAGGGGCACAGGGTCGCAAGCTTACATCGCTTGAGTGCCATGATATCATGTGCAAGATCGGTGAGGTTGTAGTCGTCGGTGGTGTTCGTCGCAGTGCCATGATTAGTCTGTCCAATCTTAGCGATGATCGTATGCGATACGCTAAGTCGGGCAACTGGTATGAGACTGAGCCTCAACGGGCGCTGGCAAACAACTCTGCTGCCTACACTGAGAAGCCTGACTCGGTTGCTTTCCTACGTGAGTGGATGGCACTGGTCGAGTCTGGCAGTGGTGAGCGTGGCATCTTCAATAGGCAGGCTAGTGCTAAGCAGGCTACACGGAATGGCAGGCGTGATCCTAATCACGAATGGGGAACCAACCCGTGTAGTGAGATCATTCTACGTCCGTATCAGTTCTGCAACTTGACGGAAGTAGTTGTTCGTGCTACAGATAACCTTACGTCACTTATGCGTAAGGTTGAGATTGCTACTATTCTTGGCACGATCCAATCTACCTATACGAACTTCCCCTACCTGCGTAAGGTATGGCAGAAGAACACAGAAGACGAGCGCCTGTTGGGAGTGAGCCTTACAGGCATCATGGACAACCCTTTGCTGACTCTCGCCAATGGGGGTCTAGCAGATACTCTGGAGACGCTACGAGATGTCGCAATTAATACTAATCGTGAGTGGGCTGATCGTCTTGGCATCAATCATTCTAGCGCCATTACGTGCGTTAAGCCAAGCGGAACTGTCTCGCAACTGGTCGATAGTGCTAGCGGTATACACGCTCGTCACAGTCATTACTATATTCGCACTGTTCGGGCTGATAATAAAGACCCTATAACTGCCTTCCTTAAGGATCAGGGTGTACCGAATGAGCCTGATGTCATGCGGCCTACCAACACGACTGTCTTTAGTTTTCCTGTCAAGGCACCCTATGGTGCTGTTGTTACGCAGGATGTGAAGGCTATTGATCAGCTTAAGACATGGCTCATGTACCAGCGTCACTGGTGTGAGCATAAGCCGTCAGTCACGATCAACGTGCGAAAGGATGAATGGTTTGAGGTTGGTGCCTTCGTGTACGAACACTTCGACGAAATGTCAGGTGTATCGTTCCTGCCGTACAACGAACACATCTATCAGCAAGCGCCGTATCAGGAGATGACAAAGCACGACTACGATGTGATGATGTCTATCATGCCGGATAAACTTGATTGGTCTAAACTGTCTGAGTATGAGACAGAGGATACGACTAAATCAAGCCAGACATTTGCCTGCACTGGCGATGTCTGTGAGGTAGTTGATCTGACGTAACTTTGGTTGCCCCTTTTCCATTAAATTCGGAAAGGGGGCACTAAAATTAAGGAGCATGATATGGATACTCAGTATGCTGCGGCGATTGCACTGGATATTCTCCGCAATGGGATGCACCTTCCTATTGTAAATGGAAAAGTAAACAGAGATAATATAGAAGAGGAACTAGTGATGGGCATCCTAAGCAAAGAACTGGAACCTATGGATCAAGAGTTCGTCAACCTCATCATCGAGTCACTGGAAGACTTGGTACGAATGAACACTAAAGGGAGTAGCAATGTCTAGAGTTAACTTGGGTTCGTCATGGAAACCTGAACCCCTTCACAAACGTACGGCACAGAGCAAGAAAGTATCTTCTGTTAAACTATCTTCTATGAACAAAGCAAAGAAGCGAAGCTATAAGCCCTATCGTGGACAAGGATAATGGTAGTTCAAGAATCAACTCGATCCAAACGTAAGACAACCTACAAGAATGCAGAGAATAAGGAGCCTGCACCTCTACTGCCACAGAACGACAAGCAGGCTGAGTATATTGATGCGATCAAGACACACGATCAGATCATTGTGCTCGGTCCTGCTGGCACTGGTAAGACGTACATCGCCGCTACGTATGCAGCCAATCTGTATAACACTAAGCAGATCGACAAGATCATCGTCACTCGACCTAACGTAGCTGCTGGTAAAAGTATCGGATACTTTCCCGGCACACTGGAAGAGAAGATGATGCCTTGGGTCATGCCTGTGCTGGAAGTATTGCACTGGCATTTAGGTAGGGGCGCTGTAGATACTGGCATCAAGAATGGGAACATCGAGATTGCTCCGTTTGAAACCATGCGCGGTAGATCGTTTCGTGATGCTTTCGTCATACTTGATGAGGCACAGAACGTGACACCGCATGAGATTAAAATGTTCTTGACACGTGTCGGTGAAAACTGTAAGGTCATCCTTAACGGCGATGTGTTTCAGTCAGACTTGCAGGAGACTAGCGGCCTATCGAAAGCCATTCACATGGTGAAGAAGTATATGCTGCCTGTCCCTGTCATCGAGTTTGAGATGCAGCACATCGTCCGTTCTGACTTGTGTAAACAATGGATATCTGCTTTCATGCAGGAAGAAAAGGTGAGGGGTTGATGATGGAAGATAAAGCAAGCCGTGCTGAACGGGGTCTTGGAAAGTATGATGCTCCACTTAAGGTTCAGTTTGAGCGCGGGTATCTTGATTTCAAACGTGGTCGTGTCAACAATCCGTTCCATTCGGACACGATGCAGTATCGTGAATGGGAGAGGGGGTTCAATGCCGCTTACTTTGAAAACCTAAAGCGAGTTAAGGAAAATGAAAAGTCTCGAACAGGAAGCACAAGAGTTCTTGCAGGAGAAGTATAAGATGGCTGACTTCAATTCGTATCAACGTAGTGCGGCACGAACTGCTATCTATCCAGAACAGCACAAAGTTCTGTATCCTGCATTGGGTCTAGCTGGTGAAGCTGGTGAGGTAGCCAATAAGGTAAAGAAGATCATCCGTGACGGCACGGATAAGATGCCTAAAGATTGGCGAGAGCAACTGGCTAGTGAGATTGGTGACGTGCTGTGGTACTGTGCTGCACTGGCTACCGATCTTAATCTGAGTCTGGGAACTATCGCAGCCCAGAATGAAGCAAAGCTTAGTGGTCGATTGCAAGCCGGAACACTAAGCGGTAGTGGAGACAACCGCTAACACACCTTACAATAAACTAACGGGGCCTTTCGGCCCCGCTTTTTTATTTGTAAGCTTTGCTGTATGCTATGCCGATCACTGTCAGTGTCTGCAAATCTTCTGCACTAGTTGGATCAGGCTCACGCTCATACTTATCAACGAACTCTCCTGTTGCAAGCTTGCGGAACTCAGCAGGAAGTCTACGATAAGCAACAATAGCATTCGTGTATGGGTCTTTGGCTCCAACAGGAATGGAGTTAACCTTACTACGTGCATCAGTCACGAGAGACTTAATCAACGGAATGACGTTATTGTTCACGTGCTCTTCTTCTGTGAATGCTTCACGATAGGCTTCTGATCTAGTAGCATACTCTTCACGCAATACCTTCTCACGTTGCATAGCAACTTCAGAAATGATTGGCATGATCTTGGATAGCTGTTCGTTCTGCCAACGCTGAACAGTAGGCACCTCTGATGTGCTGCTTACATCATACTGGTTGAACCCTTTGGCAGTAAGATACTCTCCATATTCTTCATCACGTTCCACAAGACTGATACCTAATGTAGCCCGCCATGCAGGGCCAACACGTTTGGCATCAGGATTAAACACGTTCACTCGTTCTGGAAACTTCTCTTCCATAGCTGGTGTAGTGATGTAGCCACGTGCCTGTGCAGGACGCTTGAGTTCGTTTAGGAATGTAGTGAGGCCATCAAGTGTCGGGTCTTCACGGACATCTTTGAACTCAAGTCCACGAATGCCAGCAGCCCTCTCAGCTTCAATGATCTGACCGAAAGGCACAAGCCAGCTTGACAGATAGTTGCCGAGCGTAGAGCCAGTGATACGGCCTACAGTCTCACCTTTGCTAAGATCAGTGCCATCAGCCAGTGCTGCCACTTCATCAAGGAACGCATTGCCTACACCTACACGGAAGTTTGTACCAGTGAATGTCTCAACGAACTCACGTGCATTGAACCAATCGTCAAACGTGCCGTTCATAAATTGCTTAGTTGCTTCGCCCAGATACATATACTGACGCATGGGGAACTGAGGCGACACATCCATCATCACCCCTTCTGTTGTATCCATCATCTTGTAGTCAGGCGGTGCATCTTCACGTGTGCGATACATGTAGGCTGCGCCAATGGTAGCCATGCCCACAAGATTGCGGCTGATACGCTGCCTGTCCTTAGCAGTCAGCTTACCTCTATGTCCTGCAGACACAGTGCCCATCAGCTTACGTGTAAGCGGAATAGATGCACCACCAGCATACTGCCCCATCAGTTCCATAGCATTGAACATGAAGCGCGGGAAAGGTATGGCAACAGTCAGACCATTACGAACAATGTCCTGAGATAACTTACGAAACACGGGTATCTCAGGCATCTTTGAGTAGGTCACATCTAGTGACCGAGTAACTGCTTCATCAACAATTGCCTCAAAGGAACGTGCCTTAGCAGGCTTGACGTTAGATGCATCATTCAACAGGTCTTTCACCTTACCCTGCTGCAGTGCATCAATCAGATCAATACCATACTCATTGCGAGTAAGACGCTGCAACTCAGCAAAGAATGTTCCTCTACGAATGAGATACTCTTGCCATCTGTTAGGAATGTTCAGAGCATCTACTGTGTCTTCAAGAGGAGTCATAAACTTGTCAAACTTTGAGCCACTGCCACGACCAGTAGCTTGCTGAATTTCATTCAGATTGTTGAACATCCTGTTATACTGATCCATCAGTTCAGGACGCCGCAGAATATATTCACTGTAGCTTTTAGCTACGTCAGGACGGCTGAACATGTAACTAAAATGAGCAAAGCTATCCTTCCAGTTCTGTGGGGACACCATGCTCTTGGCAGCAGCGCCTATACCCTTCTCAGACAGGTTCATTAGGGCAGTATCCATGACATTGCCCAAGCCTTCCATAGGAGCACGTATGATAGCAGACTGTAGGTTACGTGCAGCAGTAGCTATCTGTGAAACAAGTCCACCCCTACGCACGTTCTCGATACGCATGATGCCTTTACGCAAAGCGCCTTCCTCTTTGGCTTTACGTGCGGCAGCATCAGCAAGTTCAACACCTTCCGGCCCTTTGAAATTACGAATACGAGAGAACTGTTGCAGAACCTTACCCGCTTCCGACGCACTGCCGACTACAGCAAGCATGTAGTCATCATAGGATAGACCATACTTACTTAGATCAGTTAGAAGTTCTTGAGTAGGAACCATCTGTTTAGTGACAGTAAGTTCAAGCATACTGTCAATGATTGGTTTGCCCTCTGGGAAAGCATCAGGGAACTTGGCCTTGTAGTCAGAGGCAATGGCTACGATACCATCAAGCTTGTGGGGAATGATGATAGCCTCAGTAAGCAGCCTCTCACCCAATGCAATACGAACATTGTCACCAGATATTGCAGCAAGAGTCTCTTGACCAGCTTGACGAGCAAGATCAGGATTGATACGAAGTGTACCATCAGGTAGTTCGTCAGCAATAGGTTTACCGACACGACGTTCAAAGGAACGGATCATGTCTTGCTGAATGTCTGCATTGGCAGCAGCTACTTCCGCAGCACGTTGACGGGCGGCGCTGGCAGCATCTTTCTCTGCAGTACGGGCAATCTCTACGTTGTTACGATAGGCCCTGCTCAGAGCGCGTGAGGAGCCTGCTGCACGGCCACCTGCACGTGCTACATCTACGATACCTTTAGTGGCAACTGCCGTCCCAGCGATGGCCCCAATGGCTCCTACGCCCATCACGCCAGTGAGAATAGCAGCATCCTTATAGTTACCCTCTTTGTATAGCTCAACAGCTTCCCTATATGCAGGGGGAATATCTTGTGCAAAGAGTGCTGTTCCAGTGACAGGCGCAATATCAAGTATCGTTACAACATCAATGATGTTTGAAAGCGGACTATTCTGTTCAAGCATATACTCCACAATACCGCGACGTGTAGGGTTAGGGTCTTCAAGAAGCATCTGCACCTGATCTGCGTAGCCATCAAGTTCTTCTTGAATTGTCTCAGGCGCTGCTAGAGTAGGCTGTGTGTAAGGTTGCAGTGCCCTACCGGGAATGGTAGCAAGATTGACTCCTGTCTCTTCCAAAGCCTGCGGCATACCTGTATGTGTTTCATATTTTTGTCGTTCATCATTTGCACGATTGGCAAAATCAGTAGTGTATTGATTACGAATACGCGGATCGTATCCCCATTCTTCCGGCAGTGTTTGATCTAGAGTATTGAACCTATCTTCAAACTCTTGAATGTTGGCAGGATCAGTTACAGGTTCATCTTCTGTCAGCACTACGCCTGTATCAACAGGAGCAGGCGGTGCATTGAGCGATTCGTTAATGCGATCATTGCTAATATTTTCTGGAACAAATGTAGCACTAGCTGGCGGTTGATCTGTAGGCGGCGCAGGTACACCACCATTCAGCATAATCCTACGCTCTTCAGGACTAAGAGTTTTCTTATTTGTAACAGGCTTAGGCCCCATAGGCTTAGGTTCAGTTGACGTAATAGATGGGCCTTGCCTCAACGGGGGCAGACCATTAAGCATACGCCGCCTATTCTCTTCCTGCAGTTCGTTAATGTCCATGTGTCACGTGTTGTTTCTATTAGAAGAAGCCATTAGCACTAAGGTTGTCTACTACCCAAGGATCATTTGCAAGATTAGGAATACCCGTAATTACAACAAAGCGAACAGTCGGAGCACGACCAGATTGCGGATCACCATCATCCTGATACATAACTACATCACCAATTTTGTATTCACCATTTTGCATCTTTTGTGTGATCTCGTCAATGCCGGGAAGTGTTTGTGTAGTGGGATTAATTTCTCGCTTAAGGCGACTACTTGTTCCTTCCGCAACAGTACTGCGACCATAATCAATCAACCTACGAGTTGCCTGTAGCCGCATGGAGTCAATTGCCTGCTGCATAGCACGATCTTCAAAATAGTTGTTTGTGCTTTGCAGTGTTTCCGCAGCACGAAGTTCAGCTACAGAAGCAACATGATACTGTCCTTCTGTAAGAGTTTCAAGTTCACCTGTGATGTCGTTTACCTTAAGGCCCTCACTCTTGTATGCATTCCTAAGAGCACTTGATACAGTATCATTAAGTGTGCCCATGTTGTACGCACTAGTAGGGCCTGAAGGTTCTTGACCAGCCCGAGCCTCTACTGCTCGCAATTCCTCATAGTTAGCAAGCAGCCTTTCCCTTTCGGCCTTAAGATTTGCAATCTTATCTGGATTAGTTTCTTTAGCTAGTTTTTCATCTATCTTAAGAAGAGCAGCAGTATACGTAGAGCCATAATCTGTAGGCTCACCATATACTTTACTAAATGCTTCTGGGTTAATCATTCCCAAATAACGTGCAGCAGGACCAGTATCAATTGTTGTTGTAGTGCCAGTACCAGCTTCACCCAATACAGATGCAGTTGGGCTAATTCCAGCGCGTGGTGCCACAAGTGAAGATGCAAAATTTTGAACTTCAGGGTCATTTATTTCTTTTGTGCCACCAGAAATCCTAAGACCATCCATAGGGTTTTGTCCCACTTTAATAGAATCTTGTGCATAGTTAAGCCAAAACTCAGCAGCCATTTCGCCACCACTTACAATTTCTGCAGCAGCGTCAGGAGTGTAGAACATGGACAGTGCGCCCATCAGTTTTTCAGTAGTCTCTTGTTTAGCACGACGAGACGCAGCAGCAGCAGCCCGCTCACGCATGGCTTCTGTCTGAGCGATCTTCTCCATTTCAGCAACGCGCTCTTCTTCGCGCTCAATGTCACTGACAAGCTGCTGAGACAGACCGCCAATAAATGCACCAAAGTTAAAGCCCATTGTTATCTCCTTGCCATCAGACCAGTTGCAGGTGCAGACATTTCTTCTTCTCTAGCCACAGGTTCTTCAATCTTAGGTGCAGCTTTGCCAGCTTTCTGCTTATCCAGAAGACGCTTCTTTGCAAGGGCAATGCTAGTCTCAGTGAGCGGGGAGTCATCGGTATTAAGTTCTGTGCCCATGACATACTCAATACCATCACTGTCGGCAATGAACGCAAGCAGTTCGATCAGCACAGGCAGAAGAAGAATGCCAACATCAATCGTATGCTTACCCTGCATGACACCACCAGACTGCAGTGCATTAGCAATGACAGTAAGCGGAATGCCCATCTCCATGACGTTCAAGAAGTCATCACGGAACTGGGGGTCAACAATACGTTGCACATAAAACTTCATAGCTTCCTCAACAGTAGCATACTGTGGAGGCTTTTCCCAAGGTCTGTTTCCCGGTTCAGTTGTCAGTGACATGCCGGGAATAGGGCCATCATGGATGGGTTCTTTAAGCTTTGCCATTCTTGAACTTCTTTCGTTCGTTACGGATTTGCATTACCATATCAGCAACAATATCAATAGGCGTCATTGGAGTTTCTTTTGGTTTACCTGTCTGTTCACGTGACAGCAACCCAAATGTCTTCTGAGGTTTAGATTTGTTTTTAGGAAGGGGAAGATTCCTATATGCAGCACGACCCATGTTATACATCATACTACTCCTTAAGAAAGAACGTTGCCAATAACGTTACTTGTAAAAACTTTTGCTACAAGCGCGCCAAATGAAGCAGACGACTGTGCATCTTGTTTCATCTCTGCAATAGCTTTCTCTGTGTCTGCATTAAGAACTGCGATTGCAAGATTAGATGCACGTTCTTTTTCATTCTCAGCACTAGTCCATGCCCATTCCATATTGTCCCTGTGGTACTGCCACAGATTGTCTTGTGCAGTTTTAGATATATTCAATAGGTTATTGGCATTAAGCTCATTGGCACGATTAACAGCTTCTGTTTCTGCAGTAGCAAGTTCACGACGCCATTGTACATTAGACTGCTCAATAATCAACTGGTTTGCTGCATTAAATTGTTCACGCTGGTTGTTTAGTTCAGCATTAAAACGCTCAACAGTATTCTTCTGAGCGGCATTAAATTGATCTTGAGCATTCTTTTGTGAGGCATTGAACTGGCTGATCTGAGAGGCAAGATTAACATTAAACTGTTCTGTTTGCATCTTAGAACTTGCATTAAATTGCCTTGCAGCATTCTCGGCAGCGGTGTCAGTAAGCATTGCCTGAATACGAGCTTGAGATTTGAACAGCACTGTCTGTTGTTCATTACTAAGATTTTGCATGTCCATCTGCAAGAAAGCATTGGCATTCTGTACAGCAACTTGCTGACGATTGTTAAGGTTAGTCAGTTCAACTTGCGTCATAGCTGCCATGTCAGCAAGCAGCTTAGCGTTACGAGCATTAAGGTTAGCGATGTCTACTGTCTGAGCATTACGCGAGTTCTCAAGAGCAATCTGAACATCAGCATTAAAATTCATGTTGGCAACATCAGCAATGCGAGCAGCGTTCTGCACACGTGCTTGGAAGTCTTGCGTGAACTCCATGCCCATGAAGGCAGCACGTTGTTCCGCAGCGAACATTGCAACTTGCTGACGATTGCTAAGGTTCTGTGCTTCAAACGATGCACGTGTCTGAGCATCCTGCATGGCAATAGGCAGCGCAGACTCCATAGCAGCCTGCACAATGGCCTGTCCTGCAAGAGAGGATGCACCAAGACCCCGAGCAGCAAGTGTGGCTGTAGCGGCCCTCATAGCGCCTGCAGCCCATGCAGGAGGCTCCTTACCTTCAAACTGCGTCATAAGCTGAGCCATCTGGCCCTGAACTGTAGCCATCTCAGAAGGCGTAGCTTCCGCAGCTTTAACGTTAGACACAAGCTCTTCAACACGAGCCATGTCAACAGACGGGCCACTAATTAGCTCACCAGCTTGCACCTCAAGAGGGGGCGGTGCTTTGACAGTTTGTGCCTGATCAATTTGTGCCGCAGTCATCCCAAGTTGAGCAAGCTTGGAAGCATCCATAGTCTGTGCTGTAGCTTGCGCTTCTGGAGACACTTCACCTGTAACAGCTTTTGTTGCTGCAACTACCTTCTCAACATCGGGTGATGCTTTGACTGCCTCAACTGTTTCTGCTGCAACTTTATCTGGCTGCTCAACAGTAGTTGTTCCAGCAAGAGTAGTAGGAACAGCCATCTGTCCTGTTACTTGACCTGCACCAGCAGAGATAAACTGTGATGGAGTAGTTGCAGTAGTAACAGGTGTTATTGTAGCACCAGTCGGAAGGGTGGGATCGGTTACTTGTTTGGCAGTAATATCTGCAAGAGTAGGCTGTTGAGCAGTCAGCGTAGACAGGCTCTGTTGCTTAGTTGCAATATCTTTATCAAGATTACCGATCAAAGTGCTGAGCGTAGCCCTACGCGGATCATTCTCAGGAAGGGCACTAAGTTCCCTTGCGTAATTGTCACGCTCTACTTTAGATGTGTTGATGTCACTACGAAGATTAGCAATGCTACCACTCAAGTCAGCGGTAGTTGTAGTTGCTTGCCCACGAGTTTGTTTTTGATATGCTTGAACGTCTTCTTGATATTTCTTAAACAGATCAGCAGATGTTTTTGCAGCTTCAGTTTGTGTGCCATATGTATTGGCAGCCCTTATGATAGCATTAGCATTCCAATCAGCATCAGCCTGTTTTGTAAATCCTGTTTTAACGACAACGCCAGTGTCAAACACCATATCAAATCCGCCAGTTGCATTCTTTTGCAACGTATAGGATGTAGGTTTTTCACCAGACCTTAGAACATTGGTAGCAGCATTTGCAATATCAGGCCGAGTAATCCCGATATCTTTTACAATTTTAGTAGGGTCTTCTACAGTAGGTGCAGGGGGAGGAGCAACAGGAATGCCTACAGGAACAGGTTTAGGCTCCTCTCGCGGCGGCGGCTCAATAGGCAGCGTAATAGGCGTCTGATCAATAGGCAAAATCGCCGGACCATTAGTCAGATCATCATTAGTCAGATCATTAAAAGACGAAACAGCGCCACCGGGAGCCATCTTCATAGTAGGCACAGTATTTTTAGACAGCATCTTTTGTGCTGATTCAGCATACTGATTAATACGATTGGCTGCGTCAGGATTTTGAGACAGAAAGTTTTGGATATTAGAACTGTCTACATACCCGCCATACCCCATCTTCTTGATGAGGGCTATGGTTTGTTCAGGAGTAAATCCCTTAAATCGTTTAGCCATAACTGTTACCTTACTGCGATTGCTGCTGCTTAATCATCTGCTCGACATACTGCCGAATAGCTTTAATGTTTTCATCAATGCGAGCCATAGCTACAGCCTGATCCTGCACGATCTTTTCAAG